GGACTCAGCTGCTGCAAGATCAAGCGGGAAGTTATGTGCATTTCTTTCGTGCATGACTTCCATTCCGAGTCCGGCACGGTTAAGCACGTCTGCCCAGGTGTTGAGCACTCGTCCTTGTCCGTCAATGATGGACTGGTTGAAGTTGAAGCCATTGAGGTTGAAAGCCATGGTCGAGACGCCGAGGGCGGTAAACCAGATTCCCACCACAGGCCACGCAGCGAGGAAGAAATGAAGCGATCTAGAATTGTTAAAAGATGCATATTGGAAGATTAGGCGACCGAAGTAGCCATGAGCTGCTACGATATTATATGTTTCTTCTTCTTGGCCAAACTTGTAGCCATAGTTTTGTGATTCTGTTTCAGTTGTCTCACGAACCAAGCTGCTCGTGACCAGACTACCATGCATAGCAGAAAAGAGGCTGCCACCAAATACACCAGCCACTCCAAGCATATGGAAAGGGTGCATGAGAATATTGTGCTCGGCTTGGAAGACCAACATGTAGTTGAATGTTCCTGAGATTCCAAGAGGCATTGCATCAGAGAAGGAACCTTGACCGAAAGGATATACAAGGAAGACTGCAGAAGCAGCGGCAACAGGAGCACTGTAAGCAACACAGATCCAAGGACGCATGCCCAAACGATAGGATAGTTCCCACTCACGGCCCATATATGCATAGATACCGATAAGGAAGTGGAAAACAACGAGCTGGAAAGGTCCGCCATTGTAGAGCCATTCGTCAAGTGAAGCAGCTTCCCAGATAGGATAGAAGTGAAGTCCAATTGCGTTAGAAGATGGGACAACAGCACCAGAGATGATGTTATTACCATACATGAGTGAACCAGCTACGGGCTCACGGATACCGTCGATGTCCACAGGGGGAGCGCCGACGAAAGCGATGATGAAACATACAGTTGCGGCAAGCAATGTAGGAATCATGAGTACGCCAAACCAACCTACATAGAGGCGGTTGTTAGTTGAAGTAACCCACTGGCAAAACTGTTCCCAGGTGGATTGTGATTGTTGTCTTGAAAGTGTAGCGTTAGCCATTGATTTGAGAAAAAAGTAAGATCATCAGGGAAATGATGGTTTTACTATTCCTAAGCCACCCTCAGGCCTAGGTATGAAAGACGTGATTTATACACCCTGTAGGTCTTGGTTGGAGGGGTGTTCAGGAGGTTTTTGTAGTCGCTCCTGGTCGAACTATATTATTATATACCAATTGTTTACTTTTGTAAACCAGTACGCTATATCCTTAAACAAAAACATTGGTTCGTAGCGTCAAAACCCTAGTTTCCCAAGCATTTTGGGTATAAGTACCCAAGAAGTGTAGTATGTATTGATGATTGAAAAGGACTCTTGGCGATACTGCGTGTACCTATTATTCCAGATTTCGTCTAGCTTTTCGACCAAATTGGCCGGATTTAGGACGTTTGGACCGCCATTTTTGAGATGATTGTTGTCATCGTCGATAGATATGAAGGCCTCTATGGCCGAAAGAGGGACATCAGTGTCCGGTAGGGTCACTGTCTCTAAGAAATGACGGTGGAAGATAGGAACAGACAGCAGAGCGGCCTCTAGACCCTGATATTCATGGTTATTGCCGTAATCTAAGCCGTTATGCTCAAAAGATCGAGGATGAGTGGCAAATGCGCTTTGACAGATCCTCTTCAGCCCTCTTTTATGGTCATATGACCCAAATACGTACATTTTGTTTAGATCTTGGCCTTCATCATCTACAAAATCAAAAAACCTCTCATTAATTTGAGCGTTTGAGAACGCAGAAGGCGCTTTAACCGGCTTATCGAACTGATCAGTGACGTACCAGTCTAATTTGCCCTCGTAGTTTTTAAGCTGTGAGTAGCCGGCTATAGAACGCTCGAATCCTATCATCTCTGTAATGAATTCTTTTGTCGCCAACTCTTTTTGCAAATTAAGAACAAGAGACGAGCGTTTCCACGCTACCGCTCTTGAGGCGTTGATGACGCGCTTTAGTCTGTTAGTTTTATCAAAAGTAACTAGATCACTAACTAACGGGACGTGAAAGAACGTCTCTAGCTTCTCTACTCGAGTATCTATGCTTCTTTTCTTCATCCACCTTATAAACCCGCACTTTGTTTCCATAAGAGAATGGCAAAGGACACCATTGCAGGCTCTAATAGCATTTTCAAAATCCGCGTTCCTACCAATAGACAAATAGTGGTGATCGTGATTGATCAGCCACTTAGGAGATTTAATTTTCTCTAAAATACGTCCTACATAGTTATTTACAATCTCTTCTTTTGCGTTTTTTGCTGGAACGGAAAAAACCAAACTTAAGTCATACTCTTCGTTTACCCTACGAACTAACTCATCTGCCTCGTCAAAGCTAAATTTTGTGATAGGTAGATCGGTAGAGGTGTCAGGACGCCCTACACTTAAGTTCAGAGCAAAAATATCGCACTTGCCCCTATTATTTTCATCAAAAAACGCTTTGAAGTGGCGGGCGTAAGTACTAACGCCGCACCCTTCTACTCCTCTGAGTAATAATATCGCAGTTCTAGGCAGTTTCATTTGTAAATTTCACTACGTAGCTTTAAACTGCCCTAAATAGTTTTAAATTGCGTCTATATTAGCCAACCATTCTTTTAACTCGGCTTTAAGTTCTCTGATTTTCATCTTCTCTCTGCCCTGAATGAAAGCGTTCCAGGCATATTGGCCTCTTGATCGCATTCCCTGGCCCTTGCCCCACTTCTTGAGGTCTTCAATCTGTTTTTTGCGCTGTGCTCCGCCCTTTCGTGTGGTCATCTGCTGCTCGTATTGCCAATCTTCAACAAACTTATCCCATTTATCAGAAATATCTTTGCCCATCTTGTTTTCTGCAAGGAATTTTGCAACAATTGTGCGCTTCATGCCTAACGCTTTAGCTTTTTTCTTATAGATCTCTTGGGGTGTCAGAGGCTTGATCCTCCGGGTTCTAGGCGGTGCCATCACTTTGGCTTTCTCCGCCCCAATTTCATTAGGATCGACCAGTTCTGTACGACGTTTGTCCGCAAATTGCCTAAAACTACGGATGTGATCGATGATATGCTTGTCCATAGCACCTGAATCGTTAATCAAAGTTTGCAATTCATCGTATTTTTGTTGTAGTTCGTCCTTTTCACGCTTAAGTTCTAGTCTCTCTGCGTTAACAAGTCGGCTGAGTGGCATAGCCAACACGGCTTGGGCCTGAGGAGTGCTTAATTTCCATTTCTTTCTTAGGTTGTTATGAGCAGTCTCCCTTGTCTTGCTAGATTTGATGGTCTTGATTACATCGTCGATGTCCGCAAGGATGGTTAAAAAGCCATCAAGGATGTGCATGCGGTCCTGAATTCGCTCACACTCGGCGCTATAGCGCGAAACTAGGGCCTTGCAACGGCTCTCATGCCAAGTTGCGATGATATCCTTCACTCCAAACATCTCAGGGAGTGATTTCTTAATCGCCATGGCATTTACGCCGATGGTATCATAGAGGTTGGTGTAAGCAAGGAGCTGACCAATTACTTCTTGAGAATTAGCGTGGGCTTTTAAGACCAACTCGATGTGAATACCCTCTGTAGACGAGTGATCTGCAGCATCTACAATCTGATCGATCTTCCCCGCATCTACTGCAGCTTTAACTTTCTCAAGGAATCGCTCTGATGACCCACTAGCCAAAGACGTGACAATAATTGCTTCGCGTTTTGACTTCTTCTTATAGTTAACTTGCTTGATCTCCCATTTGCCATAGACTTTGATAGACCCATGTCCTGATGAGAAGGCTGCCCAAACCCCATCGTCTTTAAGTATCCGGGCTCCTTGGGGTAGGTCGGGGCCTGTGATGTGCTTATATAATGCCTTGTCGGTTATATTTTTGTTCTGGATGTAAGCTACTGTACCTTTGATTACTTCGGAGAGATTGTAAGAAATGTGATGGCAAGCATAACCAGCAGCGATTCCAACACCACCGTTAACAAGCAAGGCGGGAAGAGAAGGGACAATCCTATGCGCCTCCTGTGTGGACCCATCGTAGTTATCGCGCCATTCACAGCTTTCTTTATCAATCTCGTTGATGTAGACGTTTTGGGTGAATTCACTAGACTTTACTTCAAGATAGCGCGCAGCAGCTGGTAAGTCTTCAGAGATGGATTGACCGGTTGAAAAACCTGTTTGTATACTACCACCGACATTACCATGAATGTTAGTAAGTAAATACCTAAAACTGTTGGCTTGACCCATGTTAATCGCCGTACCCGCGCACCCGCCCTGGGGATGGTAGGAACCCAAGACATGCCCTTCGAGCCTCGACACTTTCTTATATTGCCCATCAGGCTTAAGTTTCAGGTCTTTAAGACCTAAAATAATCCTCCTCTGAGCAACCTTTAATCCATCGGTCACGTCCGGCAACGCGCGATTGAATATCGATACACTATAGGTGAGATAAGAGGTCTTTAGCTCATTATTGATCGATACAGGGGTGAATCCTTTCATAGGTACGTCGCGTCTCTTACTATTATATCATACTCCACGTATAGCGACCTTCTCCTCGTCTTCAACGTTTCGTGATAAAATGTACCATCCGAGGTTTTCGTTGTTGTACTCGAGGTAGGTGTCGTGGCCTTCTAAGATAAAGTTGTTGTAGTAGTCCTTAACGACTTCCATTTCTTCGGAGTTTTGCATCTCGTGGGGAAAACAGCATTTTAGACAGATGAGATTCTTTTTAAATAGAATTTGAAATATCTCTGTAACTGTACCTAGCACAGGATGGTCGTAGGTTACATGACAAGTGTCCTCGTCTGTACGTATGACTTTTTGAACGATGTCTTTTCTATGAAGGAACGAACTCCCCACATATATCTCAGGCCACTGGGTGGGTTGTTTCATGTTCCTTACACAGTAATTGTTTAAAGTAATTCAGATAGGTCTACTCTACCATAAACCGTAACATGGCTCAAAATATTAGAAACTTTGAGATTTCAAAGACCTTTTCAAACGTACTTCTTTCAAACATTGATGCCCAGCCGGATACCGACGGTATTCCACTGGATCTTTCGACTGCAACAAGAAAGGCGCAGGCAAGAGTACAAGATGGTCGCGGGAATCAAACCCAATTGTACGTTTCTATGAACGAAATTACATTAGAACAGGCTCCTGTAGCCGATTTCTCTTTGACTAGAAAGAAGGAAGTTTACGAAGGATTCGTTTACGCTCAGATCAACTCTTTAATTCTAGGATAAAAACTAATGTCAATCTATCCCACTAATAAGTTTAAATCTTCGATTTATCCAAACCTCTCAACAAACGCCGCTTCGCCTACAGAAGTATACTCTGATTCAGAAGTATCTGGGGAGGGATATGCTCTATTACTTCGATGATTGCTTCCAATAAAACGGAAACTCCAAGAAAGATTAGCCTTATAATCGAGAAGGGGGGTTCATCATCTGCGTATTTATTGTATAATGTAATTATACCTGCCAACACTGCCTTTGAAGTTATCCAAGGGAACAAGTTTGTTCTTAAGGGCACTGATAAGCTCAAAGCATCTACCGACGCGGTCGGTGGTAGTACAGCAGGTACCGTAGACTTAACAGTCTCTTACGTAGTTCACATTCCGCCTAGCTAAAAAATGTCCTTCTTCAATAATGTCCCTGAACAAAAGTCCAAAAGAGTTAAGTATAGGACGATCAGGGTCAGGGAAGAAGTAGCGAAAGAACTTGATGAGTGGAGGGACTTGTTTGAGGACTCCTCCATCTCTGAAGTTATGTGGCGGGTTTTTGCGTTGGCGAGGCGAGAGCTTCGTCGGGTTCGTGATAAGAAACGCAAAGCCCGAGAGAAGTTTTTAAAAATAAGAGAAGAAAAAGATAATATTGTGGATAAGCTAAAGAATTTGTGATATAATTAGAGAGTAACTTAAAGCCTCCAAAATGGCTAAAACTCTATTTACTAAAGCTCCAATTGAGGAGTTTCAAGAAGACTTTTACGCAGTTCAAAAAACAAAACGGTCTTGTTGTATCTGCGGCAAACCCACTGCCTACAAATCAAGGCTAGCAGCTGACTATATCTGCTCTCATGAATGCTCTAAAGTCTTTTGGCACGACATTTTTGTAAAGCTTCACACAGACAAACGACGCAAGCGCTGATCATGACTAGGCTCAGGCACGATAAGGTCACAACAAAAGACCTTTTAGAGATTGC